GTATTGAGTATTCCTAAAGCCTCTGCCTCTTGAATAGAGAAAACAACTTTACATTTATCTGAGGCACTAAAGCCACTTGGGTATGATTGCCCACTGTAAAAACACAAACCCGAAATATGATCTTCACCTGCTAGAGGTCGACCAAGTCCGCCTTGTTGTTTTACAAATACTACATCGTTTGCCATTTTTATAATTTTAGTTTAAAAAAAGGCTTGTAATAATACAACTACAAGCCCTCTTAATTTATATTAAGAAATTAATTATGCTACTTGAACTAAAGCCGCAACACCTTTCATGTCTGTTCTTAAAATTGCAGAACCTAACATAACTTCCATGTTAAAGATAGAACCTAAAAATTCAGGCTTACCGTTACCGTTTCCGCCTTCATCATACATTGGATTGATAGCTCCTAAAGCTCTTGAAACACTCATTGGATGATATGCAATACAACCTAAATTATCTGTTGTTGCTGTTGCTGCACCCGGTGCCTTAGCAACGTTTGTAGTTACTGTATAAACAGCAACTGTTGGTCTCATGATGATATCAAATCCAAACAATTGTGCTACAATACCAGTTGACAAAGTATTGTTACCATTAGCCATTTGAAAGCCATTATATGAAGCTCTTACTACTTCGGATATTGTAAACAATTCCCAGAACATGTCCGCATTCATTAATAATTTACGTCCTAATCTAGGTACATTATCCTTATCTAATTTCTTAGCTAAAGTCGCAATATCCGCTAGCGTTACCTGTTTACGGGTTCCAGTTGCTCCCGGAGCTAAAGAAGTTCCATTAGAACCTGTTGTTACAACTACATTAGCTGCGCCTGTTGGCGCCCAAGAATAAGCCACTTGGTTACCAATAGATTCGACTAATGTTGAAATTTGTTGACCAATTACAGAGTTCTTTTTATCATAAGAAACCTGTAAAGCATCTAAATTAGTAATAATAGTAGGCAATAAAGCATACTGGTTCATGTTATAAGTACGATCTGTATCTACCCTAGGAGCTATTGCCAAAGGTAATGACGTTGGGTTTACAACAACCGTAGGATTAACCCCAGATTGCGGAATATGAACGACCCCAAACGCTATGTAAGCCGAGTGATCTGTTGAATATTGTAAAAATGCAGCGTCTTGGTTTAAAGTGTTTATCACTTCGTTTACCCAAATTTCTTTAATTAATCCAGCCATTTTATTTGTTTTTTATATTTTTATTTAATTATTAATCGATTTGAATTTTTGCACCCATTGGTAAAAATATAGTTCCATCAAACCAAAAGGATTGACACCATGTTTTACCAGCTACACCTGTAACTACTGGAGCGTCTATACCGGTACCAAAAGTGAAAGTTTCTGTTGCGGTTGTTTTTACTTTTAAATTTAAAATTGCGCCAGCTTTTAACTCACTAGATAAAGTCAAATCTAACGTTGCGTTACCAGTTAATGTAGGCAAAGCCACAACTGCTGTTAATTGAGATGATATAGTTGCCGCTGTTGTTCCTGTGGCCGCTATAACTAAAGCATCCGCTGCTCCAAATGGATAATTTATTACCATGATTTATTTTTTTTATAGGGTTGTTTTTAAAGTTTTTAAAAGTTCATTAAATTGTTCAGGAAAAGAATTTTGCATTTCCATTAATCCTTTCTCGTCATTCTTGCTCCATTCGCTAAAAGTCCATTTAGAACGGTCTTCTACTTCACCAACAGCGTTCTTAACTTTGAAGTTAAAAATTGGATTGTTATTATTTTTTACATTGCTTATTTTAGAAAACATATTTTCAACTGTTGAAAAATTTGTTATAGCTAAAGAAATAAGACCCTCTACCTCTTCTTCTGTACATTTTCCAAGCTCTTTATTAGCGTTAACTAATTCAGTTGCTTTATTTTTCATATCTTCTAAAGCAGCATCTTTAGCAACCTTTTCAGCGTCTTCGTACTTTTTTAATCTAGTAGTTAAAGCAGCAATTTCTTCATCTTTAGAAGCCAATTCCTTATCTTTATTTTCAATTGCATTAACAACGTCTTCTTCTGAAGCTTCGTTTTTCAATTTCAAAAAGTCTATAACTTTATTCATTGTTTTATTTTTTTGGTTAATTAATTTATTATAAGTATTAGCCATTTCGTATAGGCTACTTTTGTTTATCTTTACTTTTCGTTTAGTACTCTCTATTTCATCAAAGAATCCCATTTCAACAGCTTGCTCTAATGAATAATCCGCTACCTTAGAATTAGATACCCACACCTCTTTTGTCAACATCGCTAAAACTTCGCTTTCAGTTTTATTTATATTATTAGCTATTAATGTAACAAGGCTATCGGTGGCTATTTTCGATATTTTCTCATCATTTGAACCCATCGCTTCATGTCCCATCCAAGAAGCAAAATCTTTTATTTTTCTTTTTTTTCCACAAAGAGAAATAACGCCAGCCATACTAGCCGCTAATCCATCAACATATGTGTTACACGGAACCTTGGAGTTCAATATGGCACTAGCTATGCTATAACCATCATAAACACTACCACCAACCGAATTAATACGTACTGAAATAGATTTACATTGTGTCTGCAACCACTGCAACTCGTTTGCAAAAGAACTACCCGAAATACCATAAACAACATTCCCGTTTTCGTCAATAGAATCACCTATTTGAGAATATAAAAGCATAGTGCCTTCATCTTCCGAAACGTTTTTTATGTATTTAAAATTTTCGATATTCAAAAATAAATAAACAAATTTTTGTATATTTGTAATTGTTACAATACTTTAAATATGGCTGGAAAATCGTTACAAAAATTAATCATAAAAAGCGAATCGCTAAACATGAAAGTGACCACTAAAATAAGTGGTAAGACAAAGGAATTTTTTGTAAATGATTGCGTAGAAAAGGAAAAACTAGAGTGTAATATGGGAAGGCATATTATTGAAGTTTATTATCAACTAATCGAAAAAATCCCTAATTCAAAATATATGGATTTTAACGAAATAAAAAGATATGTAAACGAAAATATAAAATTAAGATAAATAAAAACTTACGCCATCAAGATATAGAAAAGTATTTGCAGATGCAGGGGCATAATTTAATGAAACATTTCCACTTGTATCTATAGCAAGAAAATCAGTAACTATTGATCCTGCTTGCGCCAAATAACAAGATACGTACTTTTGAACGGTTGGTCTATAACCAACAGGTAAAGTAAATATAGTACCCGTAGAAGTTGTTGCTTTTGTTGCAATACCTTGCAAATAAAGTAATCCATCTATGTTTTTCCTATAAGTCACTGCGGTTGACGCTCCCCAACTATTTTGATAAGCTGGCGCAGAACCACCACTACCAACAGTAACAACTGGCATTATTTGAGCTCTAGTTATATCAATAATATCAGCTATGGCAAATAAAGAACCTGACAGCGTATTTGTAAACTCTAAATATCTATTATTATGAACATTTCTAGTTACATTGTCCGTAAATAATAAAGGATCTGCCACAGTGTCTGGCGTAGTATCTATTACAGCATACGTAAGGCTGGCTACATTCTCTCTCATTATATACAACTCATCGTTAAAGAAAACGATTCCATCACTTGGAAATCCAGCGTTTGAGGTTGCACTTATTAAATAAGGAACCGCTACATTATACGTTAATCCATGTGATTTAATAATGTTTTGGCAAATAGCAAATATCATTTGTTTATTACCTTCTTGCAAGAAGTCTAATGATAGACCAGTAAATGGTTGTTGTATTGAAGGGTCTACGATTTGAGAAACATCTATTTTTTTCATATTCTTTTTTTAAAAATTAATAAGTTGATACATCATATGTCATTCCTGCTAAATTATATTTATCCGCAAAATTTCTAATTGCATTTTCTCTATTTGCATTATCTGATCCTAATGGCGTGAATATAGAAATAGGGACATAAATAGTATAGTCGTATGTTCCAGAAGTATAGGTATAAGAGTTTCCTAAAAAATTTATTTGATTAATACTATTTAATGGCATTGAAGAACTTAATGCTCCAGAGTTACCCATCACAAAAGGAGTTACAAATGTAGTTTGATTCTGTATGTATATTTGGCTGCCCCCACTCGGTACTAAAAAGAATTTATTGAGAGCGTATTCAAATAAAAGTTTCTGAGCATTATACTTAACCCGTTCATCACAGCCTATAAATACGTCGTTCACTTTAATCCAATTAGTTATGTTAGTTGGGTCTACACCAGTTGATGTACTTACTATTAATTCGTAAACTGATTTATCGGTATATCTAACACGATTACCAAACGAGTATGTAGTCCCACTATTGTAATCACTATCTAAACTACCTGTTTTATATCCTAAAAAGCTAATATCAAAAAGCGCACTAAGCGGTTTTAGTAGCACTTGTAGCCACGCAAGAAGTTTAACGCCTCTTAATTTAGGTGGAGTTAATTGCTCGCCAACGTAAGTAGTGTCAATTTGGTAAATACTCATTTTATTGTGCTATGAATGTTAATTGATCTATAAAGGTAGAACCACTTGTAGTTTCTTCTGTCACATATCCTGCTTGTGTTTGATAAGACGTGATGACAGTTGTTTTATTGTTTATTAAATAAGTTTTTGATGCAAAAGCCGTTAAATCTGCTCTTATCGCTACGTCTACTAGTAACACGTCTGTAACCCCAGTAACACTTTGTATGGCGTCTGTTAAGCTTAAAAGACTTACGCTTCCGTTAAAAGGAATGTTCGCTAAATATGTATTAATAGCTAAAATAACAGAATCACTTATAGTTAAAGCATATTGACCGTTGTAGTAAACATTTCCTTTTATGTAAATCTTATCACTATCTAAGCTTATTACAGAATAGTTAACGCCTGCAAAAGATAAGTCGCTTACGTATCCAGTTAAACTATTTTTTTCAGTTGTTGTTAAAGGAACTGGAGGGTCGCTTTTAGCAACCTTTATAGTAACTGTTTTTACTGGCGTTGTAATTACAGCGCATCGTGTAATTATTCTTAATGATTCATCAATAGTAGGATAATTAATTGAAAAATTACTATCTATTTCTAACACCTGTGGAGACGACGGATAATATTGAAATTTTAAAACTCTATCCTGCAACCAACGATTAGAGCCAACTGGCGCTAAGTCTACAATAGCCTCTAGTTCTTTTTTATATATGTCCCAAAGTTGTTCTATGTAATTTATAATTGTTGAAGTTGTAAATTTCCACAACGTGTAAATAGCGGTTTGTGAAGTGCTGTTTAATGTTGTTAATTCTGTTTGGTTCGCTTGTTCGGCGTCCATTGTAGCTTGTATAGTCGATATTGAGCGTGCCATTATATGTCTATTGTTCCATTAATTGTTAACGTGTTAATTGTTGCACTTGTGTTAGGTCGTGTGTCCCCGTCAAAATCTTTTCCGGTTACTTTAAATCTAATTTGATAATCTTGTATATTATCATGGTCAAAATTTTGCGTATCACTTTCTCTACCTAAAATAGAAAACATATTGCTTGCGGGATTAAAATTACCTAGTTTAGTAAATACACTTTGTTTTAGATCTAATATATCGGCATCGTCTGTTTTATAGCTTTCAAAACCTAAATGAATGCAAACTATAAAATCATATTGTTGCACTCCATTAAGTAAATCTCTACACTCTGTTGGTTCAAACTCAATTAAAGCACAAGGGTATTGAAAAGCTTCGTTTACATTCTCACGCTCAAATTGATTGTTCCATAAGCGCACATACTTAATTCCAGTAATGGATTCAAGTTCGGCTCTTAATTCTGTGTATAATGATTTTAAACTCACTTTTTAATTGACTCAATTAACGTATTTATGTTTATTGTTATATTTTCCATAATTTTTCACTTAAATACCTTGTTTATTTTATTTGCAAATATAGCTTTGAAGTTTCTATCTAATACAGTACTGTAACCCATAAACATACGCTTTGGCATTTTAAATGGATATTTTCCATAAGCTAGTCCCTTTAATCCTTCATTATGAATAGCCGCATATCTTACATTACTAAAGAAAGTAACGCTAAAACCACGCTTGTTGCTACTCGCTCTTGTTTTTATTGAACGCTTTAATTTACCAGTATTTGTTAATATTTTTTGCCCTCTAAATCTTTCAGGTCTACGAGTTTTTAAAGGTGTCCAATGCCAAAATACTTTCTCTGTAAACCCTTCATCATCAAAAGTTTTTTTAAAGTGCTTTAATGCCGTTTCTTTTAAATCAGTTCGCATAGCATTAACAGCAACGTACATTTGTTGCTGTGCCTTTGTTATTTTACGAGCTTCGTTAAATCTAGCCATTATGGTAGTGGTAAGTTAAAGTTTTTCTTTGCCAAATCCCAATCTTTTCTTGATACTTTAAAATAAGGGTGCTTTTTACTAAATATTATTCCATCTTTTGCAGCATTAAATCTCCAAATATCTGGAACGGCTTTGTGTAAATTTAAACCTATTGTATTAGTTGACGTTATGCCACTTGACTGTAATTTTTCAACTCTACATCTGCAATACCACCCATTAGGTGGCATATAAATGTCCCAAAAAGGATCAGTAACTTTTTTAGTAACAAAGTTAAGTATAGCGTGGCTTGCGCGTACACGCCCGTCATTTTTAGTTAAATATCTTAGGAATTTATCCTGTGCTATTGACTTGCCCATTTTTCAATTTCGCTCCATTCTTTTGCTGACTTACCTTGTTGTATAGCCGCATCATATTCAGCGCTAAAATAATCAGAGTAATATTTATTAAACAATAAAATGGCTTCGTTTTTCCATTCTATTTCATTATCTAATTTAATATCGTTTAATTCTCTAATCAATTGATACTGTTTAGCTGCTGAAAATGCAAACACATTAGTCGTAAAATCACTCAAAAGATTATATTCATAAGACCCTTGAACCGCTCCATTTACTGTAAGTTCATAACCTAACTCAACAGCCCTTTGTAATTTTAATCCTGTTTTTGTGTAAATATCTACGTCCATATTTTCAATGGTTATAGTTTCATTCTTTACGCCTAAAACAAAATTATCTTTCTCAATATCTGTAAAAATATTAAGTAGTTCCGATTTATTTTCAATATTACAGAAATTACACATTGTAATAGCTGTCTAATTTATTCTTTACTTTAGCGATGCTATTATCACTTGCAATAGCCTTAGTTTCAACAGGTGTACCATAAGTTTTATTAATATAATCAGCTGGTATATCGTAATATTTTAATAACTCTAAATCAATTTTTGAACGCTCGATAAGTCCGAGTTCATCATCTTGTTCAGTTTCAATTTTAGCACCGTTAAATTTAATACCTAATCCTTCGAGCATTGGTATTAATTGATAATTCAAAACATTCTCAATAAAATGTTCGTCATTCTCACCATATTGTTGTAAAATTCTTTCGTGAACTTCCGCACTACCAACAAACGATTTCTCTGCTGTTGTGCCTGTTTGACCTAGAATTAACTTAGCTATTTCGCTATTACAACGCTCAATCATCATGTCAAAAACCATGTAGGCGTCCGACTTATTGCTTTCGATTAACTCAATAATGTCAGACGTGTCGAAACTC